GCCACTCGTAAACCTAGAATTAAAAAACCTAAATCCGCAGAAAAACAGGTTTCGAGAATAAAGTACCTACCCGAATCTAAAGAATATTCAGTGTGCTCATGTGATCCTGTTAGGGTTATTGGGTCTGAAATGTTGATCATATTCAATACTAAATATAGAAGAATGACAATGTTCAAATCACAAGGAAGGAATGGACTAACCGTTAAGGGTACAACAATTCAAGATTTTGACGAAAAAGCTTCCTATTCTTTAACACTAAGAAAGCCACAGATTAGCAAACTGCTTCCTATTCTAGTAAGTAAAACAGAAAAACAAATTGAAAAGGAAATAGGCCTTATTAAAACCAAGCGCAAGCCAGCAAAAGGCAGGTGCAATAAAGACACCATACTATTAAGAACAATATGAGTAAAGATAAAAAAATTGTAATTACACCCGCGATAACGAAAGAGCAGTTAAGACTCGAAGTTGAAAGACTTGTTCATCATGACGGTATGAGCTATACAGAATCTATTATTGAAATTTGTGAAAAAAGACAAATCGATCCAGAAGATATTGCTAAGCTTATAAAGCGTGGTCCTCTTAAAAACAAATTAGAGGTTGAAGCGATGGATAGAAACATCATAAAAAGAACAACAACCAAACTATATTAATGTCTAAAAAACTACAATCTTGGTGGAAAAACATAAATGTGTCAGCATATATGTTCGCGTTCATATGGGCAGCAGGTCCTCTTATCTTTTGGCTTCTTGTCTTTCACATTTTTTCAAAAATAATATAAAGACGATAAGAATTCATATATGAGCGGCTATCGAACATACCAAATCTACCAATCTCTTAAATTGCACTTTACGACTGATTACAATGCAGTAAAGTATAATTTCAAAACGGGCACAAAACAAGCAACGTTTGAAAAAAGAAGAGATAGGTACTTCTTTGAAAAGCTTTCTCGGAAGTTTAATGCTGAAACCTTAATCGATTATTTTACTGCAAATCTTATTGAAAATCCAAATGTCTGGATCGGTGATGTAAACGATAAAGTCTATAACGATTATGTTGCACGGCAAGATAAATTAACCTATATGATGAATCAGGATATGAAAACAATGTCCAATAAAGGATATTCTTTTAATGAGCTATGTACAACCTCTGATGACCTATCTTCTAATCCGCTTTTAGAAGCATTAAGAGGTGGCGAGATTAGCACTGAATCTGTCGTTATGGTTGATATACTCGTAAACTTTCTATCGTCTCTAAAGAAGAATCTAAGCGATCCTCTAGGTATAAATACCGATACTATTAACTTATTACAAAAATATAAGCTAATAATGTTGCGTCGACCACTGCCACAAAATAAAATAAAGGAAAAGCTGCTCTTATCTTTTACCACTTAAACTTTGGTAAATAAACGCAATTTAAGTATGTACAAAGAGTAAAATCTATGGTATAATACTTAAGAAACAACAAACAACACACACTGTAATACACTGCAATACGAACAAATAAAAAAATTATGTCATTCGAACAACTAAAACAAAATCGGGATAACGCTATTAGTAAATTGGTAGCCGCATCAACATCAAATAATGAAAAGAAATCATACGGCGACGACCGTGTTTGGAAACCTACTGTCGACAAGGCTGGTAACGGTTATGCCGTAATCCGCTTTTTACCAGCAGGTGGAGGTGAAGATCTTCCATGGGTACGTTATTGGGATCATGGCTTTAAGGGTTCAACTGGCCGCTGGTATATCGAGCGTTCTTTGACTTCTATTGGTCAAAATGATCCTGTTTCTGAACTTAACTCACAACTATGGAATACTGGTCGTGATGAAGATAAGGAAACCGCACGTCAACGTAAGCGTAGACTACACCACGTTTCAAACATCCTTGTTATTTCAGATTCTGCTAATCCAGAAAATGAAGGTAAAGTGTTTCTTTATGAATATGGTAAAAAACTCATGGATAAGATCATGGATGTTATGCAGCCACAGTTTGCTGATGAAACACCAATCAACCCATTTGATTTTTGGAATGGAGCAAACTTTAAACTTAAAATTCGCAATGTTGAAGGATATCGCAATTACGATAAGTCAGAGTTTGATGCATCTACAAAACTATACGATGGTGATGAAACTCGACTAGAGGAAATCTATAATAACCTATACAAATTGGATGAATTTACCGATCCAGAATACTATAAGTCTTATGCTGAACTTCAGAAGAAACTTTTCGAAGTTATCGGCGAAGCTGATGTAGCAAATAGTTTTTCTCCCGCTCAAACAGTGGAGATGAATACAACTAAAGAAGCGATTGTTGATGCACCTGCACCACAATCAGTTTCAGAACCTGATTCGACAGAAACTGTATCATCCACATCAGATGGAGACACGGGAGATGAAGACTCTTTAAGTTATTTTGCTAGATTAGCAAACTCATAAACATACATACATAATATAGTAAAGGGCAATAGTGAAAGCTATTGCCCTTTTTATTATCCTTGCCAATATCCACCTCCATATACACCCGCTATCGTTTTTGATTTAAGACTACTTTCTCCAATGACGTTATACTGCGTATTATTTGGTGCGTTTATTGTGGTGTTTGTTGAAGAAACGTTTGCTTGACCGGCAGGTCTATTTCCACTACCTCCAGATTCGTTTATATCACGTTTTGCTTCAAGGCCTTCTTCCAATTTTTTGATAGATTGAAGTTCCAAATCAACCCTTCTTTTTGCTGCGTTTGTTTGCGCGTCGAGATCGTCGATGAAGTTCTCTGCAGACTCAGGTAAAAGAATCTTTGGGACCTTTTTAAGAAGACCAATAATTCCTTGTTGTAAAAATAGGAAGAATGATGCAATTGATAAACCAATTTTCTTTAATGTTATTTTTATCTTATCAAGAGTATCAGCACCAAAAGTGTCCTTTATGAGTGCACCTAGCATATTGAAAGGAATCATGACAGTCCCAACTATTCCATCCCAAATCTTCTGTAAACCTCCCATCATTTTATCGGTATCCCATGTGAATATACCGACTACTAAATCGACTAATCCACCAAAGACATCTTTAACGCTTTGAATAATTACTTCTGTTTGTTTACCTATTTCTTCTGCTATATTATCAAGACCAAGCCATTCTGCGAGCTTAGATGGTATCCACGCTAATATGCGGAGTAAGCCACCAACCAATCCATCAAAGACTTCCATAATCCCCTGCTTGATGCCTTCAATTATTCCACCTTCCTCGTAGCCTTTCATAAAACCTTTGACGAAGTCAATTATGCTGAAAAGAATTGTGATTGGTAAAAATACCTTTCCAAGTAATCTTCCAACAGTTTTTGCAACCTTTATGATCGCTTTAAACGGACCGGATTTCGCGAAATCAGCAATACGTTTAAACACGCTAAAAATCTTACTAATTGCCCCGCCTTTTCCACTAAAGATTTTATTAATAAATTTGTTATTCTTAAAAAAATTACGAATTGGGTCAAACATTTTACCAAGCAATTTTCCAAATTTACCTCTCGTAAGGAAATTTAGTTCAACACCTAACTGACCAATAAAAGCAAAAAACGTTACGAAAGGAGCCAATAGCAAACCAAACCCTATACCTAATAGTTTACTAAGTCCGCCATCTGTCTTAGGTATAAGCGATTTTAAAGCAGAAGATAAACCATCCACTAATGATGTAGAAAGTCCATTGATACCATCAGCAATATCTTGAAATATCGACTTTTGCTCAATACTTTCTTCAAGTCGTTTAAGATCGTTTTTCTTTTGCTCATCAATAAGTTTATCAGCTACATTTTCTTCGCTGTTTACGACCATGACCTTTTGAGTAACATCAGCAAGATCTTTTTTTGTTATGTAATCACCGTCAGGCATATTTCTATTTATACTAAAAGAAGAATGGTAAGTGTTTTATTTAAAGTGTACTACGACGTTCATAATTTAATAAATCGTAATCGTTTGAATATCTTTCTTCAATTAATAATCGTGTTTTATTATCAATTTGCGGTTTCGAAAATGATCCACTTGAATTTCGGTGGGGTATATCAGGATACACTCGCCCACAATGGTTTTCGATTATCTCTTGGCAATTTCCCCAATCATGCCTAATGTGTTCAAATCTAATTATGTAATTTAATCTATTTAAATCCAAATCAAATGTTTGGGATCTAAAATGTTGATCACATTCCAAACCAGGTCCATCTTTTATTTTGCTAACTGATTTAATAAACTCATCAAATGACATCTTATGTTTAAACATATTGGGGTGACGACGATCAAATCCTTTATGATATCTCACGCCATTTACTTTGTCTTTCCAACAACTTATTAAGCGATCTTCTGGGTGACGAGAAAATCCGATGACTAAAGAATTATTAGAGAATTCTTTAGTGTCTAACATCTTCCATTTTAATGATGGGTTGAGCGCAATTTGAGAATGTTTTCGATTATCCTTTTCAAATAATTCAATCAAAAGCCATTTCATTGACGTATTGCATGCCTTACATATCATTTGAAAGATAATATTATCTTCTTCAATAAAATAGTTATTAGGATCAGCCATTTTTAGTTTTGTTCAGCTCTTAACTTCTCTTCTTCCAAATGATTCTTTAATAATGTTAAATAAATTTCCCTTTCCCACGGGATCATGTTATCAAGCTCTGTTAAGCTATATTTATGATGTTGTAACAAAGAAAACTGGACATAGTAGTAATTTTCTAAGTTATTGTGAGAAAGGCTTATTCGAAAAAATCAGCTAAACCACCTAATGTTTTCTTATTTGAATGATTACAATGTGGACATGTGTATTCAATGTCATGCTTAAGAGAAGGAATCGTATTCACCCATTCGTTAATTTTTAACACCTGCTCAGAACTTAATGAATCAATAAAATCGTCAATCTCTTTTGTTGAAGCTTCAGAAAAAGGATAAACGTTATCTCCATCGAACACACTTTCGATTACAGTAGAGATCGCAGCTGTCAAATCATTTGCGCTTTTCCCTCTAGCTGATTTTTCAGCATCCTTTAATCCGGGCTCTTTAAGTATAACTCCAATCTCATCAGTTAATTTAATATTGTTGTCATGACTACTTTCATTATACTTAACGTCAATAGCTGATAGATCAATTTGCGTCTCCACATATTCTTCACAGCCATCACATTTTACATTAATATCGGATGTTTCACCTATACTCTTTGATCTGATTTGTAGAAGAATGTACTCAAGGTCATACATCGCCAAAGTGTATAGATCAACTTTACCAAACGTGCAAGACTTAATTACATCTTTCATGGCTGACAGTAAGCTTGAACTCGTGTTAGCTTCTTGCGCGATCATTAAGATCTTTTCTTCTTTTACGAGGAATGGTCTAAACTCAATAGTTTCCTTTGTAGATGGAACAGTGAGAGTATACTTTGGTGTTTCAATTGTTGGTAACATAATAATTTTTGTTTTATAATTTAGATTAGTTTCTTAAAGACTTTAAGTTTGTCCTTAGTGCTATTTATTATAGATTTGATAGCACCTTCTACCTTGAATGTATCGTACGTCATTACAACATCGATCTTAATCGTTTCAGATGATGCGTTAGATAGTTCAACGCTGTTGACACTTACCGGGAATGCATCCAGAAGTTTAACACCATAAATTGGTGTGTTCTTTTGATCAAGTTGTTGAATAAAAACGTCTGTCTTATACTCACTATCATAAGAAACCATGTGTGAATCTGGATCAATGATTGATTCCATCCATTTGTCAAAGAATTTTTTTACGTAGTAATCATTTGTAAGTAAAAAACTAAATGTCACATCTTCGTTAACGACTGTGTTAGGTTTTTTTCTTGTTGCACGATCATACGGGTCGTATTCGGATGTTTGAATAATTCGACCAGGGAGTGAACACGATTCGCATAGAATATTGATATCGCGTGGATCATTTACTAATCCACCTAAACTAAATGTCCCACTTAAGGCAGAAGCTGCTGCAGATTGTAGATCCAAATTTAATAAACTTTGAGTAGGAGGAGTGATTGTTACGGCAAAACGGTTACCTCTCGCGATACCTCCTCTTTTTCCAATCGTGGCTTTTAATTGATCAATCGTAACTGGATTGATTGTATTTTTTGCGTCATCTATAAGTCCCATGTTTTTTATGTGTAGTATTTTTTAGAATCTTGCCAAACTTTACTTGAAGGTACTTTAGCAAATTGTTTTGGCTCGTGCGGTAAGAATAAAACTGATTCCCAATGCTTTGATGGAACTTCAACGATACGTGATGTAACGTGTTTTCCAAGATAGTGTTTAAAACATGGTTTAAAGTATCGAAGTTGCGAGTTTCTTTTTAAAAAACTATATCGTAACCTTAAACGTGTAGTTTCATCATAGTCATCGTTATTGGTATATTCTGTCAATCTATCGAAAAAGATAGCTCTTATTTTTGGTGGAAGGTAATGTAAATTTATGCCATAAAAACCACCTTTAGCTTCTCCTATTAAAAATATGAGTGGAAATCTATCATAGTACGGCAATGTTTCTTTTCCCTTAGGATCATACATATACATAAACATCCTACCTATCCATGATCTTTTCTGTGGTAATGATTTTCGTATAAGATTGTCATCCCGCAGAACCTGCTTCATATATCTAGGTGCTCGAATAGTTTTTATTTCTTTTCTAAACCAATCAAGCGCTTCGCGTGTACCCTTCTCTATTCCAGCTGCGGATGATCTGGTTTCAAGCCTATTCAAAAAGGTATTTGGCATATAAGTATTTATACATTTACAAAATCTTTATGCCCATAGATTTAAGTGTCGTTTCTGTCCAAATCTGAAACTCCATATCGTGTTTATTGGCAAAAGCCGCAGCTGCTTCCCACTTAGATTGGTTTTTAGCATATGTCATCACCTCCCTTAAATGCTTTTTTGTTTTTCGACGAGATTGTTTTGGAGGCTGTGTTTGTTTATCTGGTTTAATTTCTATCAAATACAGTTTTCCATTTTTCATACGAATAAAAAGGTCAACAAAATATCTATGAATCTTTCCATCTGTTTTACACCGATATGGAACAACTACTTGTTCTGAATTCCAACCGATCACCGAAGATGTTTCGTCGAGCCAGCGAAACGCCTGTCGTTCCCACATTGAACGATAAATAACATTATTGAAATCACCTTCATATTTAGAAGGGTGCTTAACTTTGTATTTTCCTTTATAAAACTTCATTGTACATAAATATTTATACCTCTAATCTTAGTTTGTTTCAAAAGACAGTATAATATAAATATCTTAATCACATAATTTATTATAAATAACTAATAATGGAAGAACAGTTTATAGATACCGCGAAAAAGTTCGTTGAGAATGCGCTAACCGAAGGGTCGACTGCTGCATCCACCGATTCTGCAAACCCTATTATTAGCTTTCCACGAGATCTTGAAGAATTGGGTAGACCATATGTCCAATTTTCGTGTATGAAAGAAGGTAGAAACATATTTTTACCAATGCCCGCGGGAATTACAATAGCTGATGGAGGTGAATATTCTACTATCAATACCGCTACAATGTCGGCTCTTGCACAAACCGCGAGAGCTGGTGTGGATGCAATTACTGGACAGGGAGGCGGTGCTCTAGATGCTGCAAGGGCTATGGCAAAGGACATTGGTAACCAAGCATTTTCAGGAGGTGGAATTGGTGCTGCTATTCTTTTATCTAAAAAAATGGGCTTAAATGATTTGGCCGATACAGCTTCATTTGCAGGTAAAATGGTTGTTAACCCTCGAACAAACGTATCGTTTTCTGGAAACAACTTAAGGCAATTTGGATTTAAATTTACACTTATTGGTAGAGATAAAAGCGAAGTTAATGCTATCGATGCCATACAAAACACCTTTCGTAATCAAGTTTATGCGTCTGAAATGGATAACGAAAAGCTTTTACTTAAGTACCCAAACCAATGGCAAATTAAATTCTTTTCACCTGACAAACCTGGAAAAGAACTAGATTATATTCCAAAGATATACACATCATATCTTACATCGTGTAGTGTTGCGGTTAACCCTAGTTCACCGCGTTTCCGAACTGATAACTCTCCATACGAACTTACTATTGATCTCGCCTTTCAAGAAACTAAAATTCTTACAAGGGATGAAATACAACGGTTGGAAAATGGCGATCGTACAAATAGAGAAGCTGATGATATAGCTAAGATTGGTAAAGAGGCAGGATCAGTGGCTAACAAGGCCTTCCGTTACTTGGTAAAATCGCTGAAATCACCACCTAAAAAATAATAATGTTCTTTAAACAATTTCCAAAAACGACGTATAGTGTTAAAAACGATGCTATACAACAAGAGATAGCAGACCATTTTAGGTATGTTGATGTCATTGAACGGTCATCACAGAACTTTTATTCATATAAGAAGGAACAGATTATTGATTCTGAAAGGCCCGACACAATGTCAAATCGCTTATACGGAACCAATGATTACTATTGGACGTTCTTTATTGCGAATGATACATTAAAAAATGGCTTATCTGCATGGCCGAAAGGTGATAACGAACTTAATCAGTTTATTTCAAATGAATTTAAGAACTTAAGCGTATATAGATTTCCATTTAATGATACTCGACAAGACGGTGTAATCGAAACTATCACGGGATTACCTATTAACAATCCTAACTATTTGCCATATCTATATCTTCTTACTCCTATTGCATTAACTCCTTCTGCGCCAGGTCCTGGTGGAGATCCTAAAAAGGTTTATGCGAAAGTTAAAATAGTTGACTATAAACCAAATCTTTCTCAAATTTGGATTGACTCGTCAAGTATTACTTGGACAACTCCTGATTCACAGTCCTTTGAAAATCGGGTTGGAGATGGCGGATATGTTGATACATTATGGACCAACCTCGCGAAACAGGTATTTGAATCGCAGAATAGTGTTGAAAACATCTCCATGGAGTTTAACATATTTTTCCAATCCGACGAAACACCCGAGGTTAATATTCTAAGAGAAGAGTATGTCAAATATGTCCGCGCTGCGATCACCAAATTCTACGGTGACAAATGGGTTGATGATGACCCTGAAACAATTGACGATAAATCTTTAATGCTACTTCATGACTTGTACCCTACGCAATATTGGAAAGATTCTTCACTCGCACCTGCTCATTATTATGATTCCGTTAATCCTGAAAATGAGATTACCGAATATGAAACATTTGATTTCTCATCACCTAACTATATAACATATCGTGATGATATGATTGAAGATAACAATTCCAAAAAGAAAATAGTAGTTGTCTCACCTTCATATATTGACCAATTTGCGAGAGAATATAAAAAATTGTTAAATGAGTGAACTAAATAGATCATACACGGGTGATAAAGGACAATCATCCAAACAATCTTCGTATAAGATTCTGCAATGTATCATGGTGAATTCCGATGGTGACGAAAAGGATATACGTAACATGGTTGGTTATATACGAATTCACGAAAGTATATTTTCCGCTGCTTTAATGTGTGAAATCGGTATTCGTGATGAGTCTAACTTCCTTGAAGAGTTTAACATTACGGGTAATGAACTTATCAATCTTGAAATCGAGATAAATGTTTTAGGTGTCAAACGGGAGTTAAATTATACATTCTATGTACGAGAGTATAATGATTATGCTCGTAGCGCGCAAAACAACCAGATACAGGCATATACACTTATTGCTGTATCAGAACATGCTTATATCGCACCTCTTATTAACTATTCAGGCACTGCATTTGGTACAACCACGAGTGTGCTTGAAAACATATTTAAGAATGAACTGGATACCACGGGTGAAGATCATAAAGCAGCATTCATAACTGAAGGAAATTGTAAAACTGAATATGTTGGTTCGCATAACCTATCAAATCCACTTAAAGAGTCTCTTAAGGTATTAAGTACCGCAGCTGATGTTAATAACACTCCCTATGTTCTTTATCAGGATCTTTCGACAAATATAAATTTAGTACCTTTAAGTTACGTTACTGATAGAGAAGAAAATCCAATTTATAAAACATTTGTAAATAAACAATTGTTATCGACGGACGATGGTGATAACGAATATCTTGAAAGATCAACTCAAATGTTGGATATTACTTCGAATATTGGGATGGCACCTTCGATAAGAACTGCGGATGGAGGTGTTGCAACAAACAATACATTTATCGATATATCAAATAAACAGATACGAAGAAATGCTTTCTTTGCTGACACTGCTATTAATAAAGATTTCACAACTGCGAAAGCCTTACCTTCAACCACATACGGTGTACCAACATTACAACGTGTACAGACAGAACTTCGTGCAAAAGCAAAAAAGAATGTGACTTCCGCTGCTTTAAATTTAATTCATCCTCTTATTGGTCTTGCGAATGGGCTATTCTCAAAAGAAGTTCCTTCATCTGATCAATATAAATTTGGTCAAACTCGAGCACCGGCTGCAAAAGACGAGTATAGATATATTAACAGTAATAATGTAGAAGCAACCACACCTTCACAAACACGAGAACAACATTCAAACACATCACGAGCATATCTATCAAACTATGATTCATGTTCTCATAAATTTACTGTTATGGGTGATACACTCTTGAATCCTGCACGAACAATACAACTTAAATTCCCAAAAGCAACTGATCCTTCTGTATATAAGAAATATACTGGTAAGTCAGAAACAAATCTATACGATCATCTACTTTCCGGACCATATCTTATCTTTGAAACAACTCATACCTTTCAAGAAGGAAAATATGAAACACAAATGACTGTTAAGACCGATGCACTCGTTCCTACCGGTCTCGAAACGGAATAATCATTATGATAAATAATCCAAACTTCTTCCTCGGTGTCATTGAGGATATACAAGATCCAAGAGAATCAAATCGTGTTCGCTGTCGCGTACTCGGACACCATACTGAAGATCTTACAAAACTACCCACTGAATCACTTCCCTGGATGAATGTAACCTTTCCTGTTACATCTGCCTCTATGTCGAGTATAGGATCAGGTTCTCATGGTTTACTTCTTGGATCATGGGTATTTGGTGTATTTATTGATCCCGAAAATCAACAAGGCCTTGTACTTGGATCCCTTGCATCTGAATCAACATATCAAGAGGCATATGATCCAAACATTGGCTTTCGTGACCCTTCTGAAATATATCCTTTATCAACTCGATCTGATGCACCAGCTCTTACACAAACACAAACCGAAGCTGAACAGTCTTCAAGTTACCATAATAAAATAAACAATCGATACGAAGATATACCTGTTGCTACACCACCTCATCTATCTACAATTACTGAAGACTCCGAACTCGAAAACGAAAAATATTCAACTCCAGATCCTGAAGAGTACGCACAACCAGTCTATCCTTATAATAATGTAATACAAACAGAGTCAGGACATACACAAGAATACGATGATACGCCTGGAAAGGAAAGAATATCCCAAACCCATAGGTCAGGAACCTCACAAGAGATCATTGCTGACGGAACAAGTATACAT